AACTGGTGAGTATCAAAGTTATGATTGGATTCATGATGCTATTAGTTCAGATGCCAGTGAGGAAGAAAGGGCAGAACAATTAGAATTAAATAAAAACATGCCTAGAGTTCATCATATTAGGTCTGAATTAGAAGCAAAGACTGGATCATTGATAAAAGGCAAAACAGGTGAAAAAACTAAATATACTCTTGGCGAGTCATTAAGACAGGAAATGTCAAGTGCCTCTGATAGAGGCGATAAGCTTTCTACGTCATATGCATCAGCATGGTCTGATATGTCAGGTGAAGAAAGAAAGATAGTAGCCTCTGATATGGTTTCATCTGAAGTTCCAGACGATATGAAAGGAAAGGCAAATTTAGCATTAAGAGAAAAACATGGATTAACTGAATTTGGAGAACAGTATGAAGCAACTAAAGAGATTCAAATACACACACCAGAAGGTGAAAAGATATATTTAGTAGAAACTGATCTTGGTGATGGAGATGTAGCATACCAAATTAGTCATCCTGGAACAAAAGGTAAATTTGTAGAAACTAGTGAGGAGGCATTTAATTCGGCATTGTCAACTCATAAAAAACGTATAGATAAAATTAGTAAGATATCAGCTGAAGAAATGGCAGATAATCCTAATGTATTAATGGATGCATGGTATGGAGAGACAGAGACAACAGTTGGGGAAATAATGACAGCTGACGATAAAGCTTTTGATTTAATGGTTCAAGCTAATAATAAATACTCTGAGGGAATATAATAATGGCTTATAAAGAACTTGTTCCTCCTAAGATGCCTGGTATAAGTGACCAAAGGCAAGGTAGTAGTCTTGGTCGGAAATTATTTGACCTTGTAGGTTTTAATATAAATCCGTTTAGCCCAGAATTTGGAAGTGCTGGCAAGGGAGTTCCTGGGGCTACAACTATAGGTATTACTGATAAATGGGAACTGGGTTTGTGGCACGATATGCCAAATCCTTTTAAAAGTAAAAGATATGAACACGAATTTTCTGTACCTCAAGAACCTGTTGCTGAATTTGGTCTTCAACTTTCAAGGAGTTTTTAAATGGCTAATAATAAAGAGGGTGTTGATTGGAGTTTTATAGGTGAGATGGAAGGAGGTGCTAAAAGAACAGGTTATATTCCAACTGAAGGTGGTAAAGCAATTGGGAAAAGTGGATTAACTTTAGCTACTGGATGGGATGTTGGTCAGATGTCTATGGAAGAACTTGAGTCATCTGGTCTTCCTCAATCTATTGTTGAAAAAGTTTCTCCATTTATTGGAGCAAAGGGGGAAGAAGCATTGGGAGTATTTGAAAAGCTTGGTGCTCCATCTATAAGTAAACAAGAAGCTTCTTTAATAGATAAGTATACCCACGGTAAAGCATTGTCTCAAATAAGTAAAAAATATGGAGAAGCTACAGGTAAGTCTTTTGAAGATTTAACATCAGCTCAACAGACAGTTATGGCATCAGTTGGATTTCAATATGGGTCTAATTTAAAAGATGCAACGCCAGGCTTTTGGAAACAAGCTACGACTGGAGATTGGACTGGTGCTCTTAAAAATTTACAGAATTTTGGTGATAGATATGATTATAGAAGAGGGAGAGAAGCTGAAATTTTAGGGGCAGATATAGCAATGAGAGGAATGGAAAAATATGAATAATAGAATATTAGGAGTAAATAATGGCAGGTAGAATTAACAGTATAGAACCAGGAAGACCCCACGAAGCGTCATTAGAAACTCGTGAGAGCAATTTACATTTGTCACATAGCGGGAAAAATAAATCTGTATGGCAATCATTTGTTGATTCATCAGGTTTTGCAAAGAGACATCCTAATCTTGCTCAGCAGGGTTCTTCAGATAGCGATATAAGAGAAGTTTGTCCATCATGTTTAGAGGAACGTTAAATGCCAAGACAAAATAATAAGAAGAAAGCTGAATCTAATAAAGCTCTATGGGAAAGAGCCAATGGGCATAGTAGAACTAAATGGCAGCTTGAACAGCAAAAAGCAAGAGACTTCTATCTTAATGATCAATTAACAGAAGAGGAAAAAAGTGCTTTAGAAGAAGGAGGTATGCCTACTTTTGCTATTAATCGTATAACTCCAGTAATCGAAGTAATGAAATATTTTGTAACTGCTAAGAATCCAAGATGGCAGGCAGTGGGAGCTGAGGGAAGTGATGTTGATGTTGCATCTGTTCATTCTGATATAGCAGACTATTGCTGGAATCTTTCTAGTGGGAAACAATTATTTTCTTCTGTTATACAGGATTCTCTTACAAGGGGTGCTGGGTATTTTCATGTAGATGTTAATCCAGACTTAGACAGAGGAATGGGAGAGGTAGTTTTTAAGGCAATTGATCCATTTTCTGTATATGTTGATCCTATGAGCAGGGATTTTCTTTTTAGAGATGCTCACTATATAATTATTAAAAAAGATTTACCAAGGTCTCAGTTGATGCATTTACTGCCAGACTTTAAAGCTAAAATTAAGAATGCAGATGGTTCTTCAACTAGTATAGGATATAGTGCAAGAAATGTAGAGTCGAGCAGGAATATTCAGCCAGATGATATTTCTAGTGAGTCATATTTATTGACTGGAGAAGAGGATCAGATTCTTGACTACTACGAGGTATATTCAAAGGTAAAAGTTCCATATATGAATATCTTAATGAAGGTACCTGTAGACAATGAAGAAATTCAGAATACAATAGATGCCCTTAAGCTTCAGATTGCACAGATGAAAAGAGAAGTTTCTGTATCTCTGAAAGAACAGATTCAACAAATAATGGCCGCACAGGAAGCTGGTGAGATTATTGATGAGAGAGCAGAGCTTGAAATAAATAAAGCAAAGGAAGAAGCCCAGAGACAAATTGAACAGCAGGAACAAACTCTGCAAATGAAATTGCAGGAAATTTCTTCTCAAACTGTCAATAAAGTTGTAGGTGAAAAAGAATACAAGGTATTATTAACCAATAAAGAATTTAAAGAGAATCTTGTAGATGCTGTAAAATTCTATGATACACGGATAAATCTTTCCGTTTCTATTGGTGGTGATGTCTTTCTTTATGAACATATAATACCTATAAATGAATACCCAATTATACCTATATGCTATATGCATACTGGTACTCCATATCCAATGAGTGCTGTTACTCCATTAATAGGAAAACAGCAGGAAATAAACAAATCTCATCAGATTATGATACATAATGCAAATCTTGGTTCTAATTTAAGATGGATGTATGAAGAGGGAAGTGTTCCAGAGGAAGAATGGGAGCAGTACAGCAGTGCCCCAGGTGCATTATTAAAATACAGGCAAGGATTCAATCCTCCTACTCCTGTGTTACCAGCTCCTATCAACAACGCTTTCTTTACTGTCGTGCAACAAGGAAAGCAAGATATGGAATATATGTCTGGGATATATGCATCTATGCAAGGAGCTACTCAGCAACAGCATGATACATACAGGGGTATGTTAGCAATAGATGAATATGGTACAAGAAGAATTAAGGCATGGATGCAGACAATTGTTGAGCCAGCATTGGAACATATAGGAAGAGTTTTTAAGGAGATGGCACAGAGAACGTATACAGCGAATAAAGTTTTTAGAATTGTTCAGCCTACAGGTCTACAGGAAGACAGACAAGTGGAGATCAATATTCCTATTTACGATGATTTAGGACAGGCTGTTTCCAAGTGGAATGATTATGGATCAGCTAAATTTGATGTGAAATTTGCAGCTGGTTCTTCCATGCCAATTAACAGATGGGCATTACTTGAAGAATACTTCAGATGGTTCCAGGCTGGATTAATTGATGATATTGCTATGTTGGCTCAAACGGATATACGTGGGAAAGAACAGATTATGAAAAGAAAATCTATCTATTCACAGTTAAAAGGACAGGTTGATAGTCTAGAAAATGCACTAAAAGATTCAAGAGGTGAGAATGAGACTATTAAGAGACAACTTGTACAGGCAGGTATTAAGCATGGTGTTGATGTTGGCAAGGGTGAAGTTGATAAAGAAGTAAACATGACAAAGGCACAGCAAAAACTTTTAAGAGGTTTAATACAAGGTGAATTTGATATGGCAAAGAAAGACTTAGGTAGGCGTGTTGATACTGCTATTGCTCAATTTAAAGCTGGAGTAAAGTCTGGTAATAAATAATAAAAAAAGTATTGGCAGTATAACTTTTTTTAATTAACTTAAGAGGAAAAAATGAAAGAAGAAAAGCAAAATACAGATAACTTGTTAGAAGATAACAATCCTGGTATTGAAGCTGATGTCGTAACTGACAGTGAGCAAGATGCTGATGATTTCTTTGCATCTTTAGACAAAGAAGTCAATAGCGGGGCTTATGATGATAATACATCAGAGCTTGAAAAAGGCGTAACGCAGCAGAAAACTACGGAAGAGTACCCTGTTGAGGAGATGGGAAGCGAGGAGGTTGCTCGATTACAGAAACGTTATAGTGACAGTAGTCGAGAAGCTAAAAGGCTTAATAGCCGCTTAAAAGACCTTGAACCTTATACACCTCTATTGGATGCCTTTAGGACGAACCCTGATTTAATTCAGTATGTAAGGAATTATTTTGAGGGTGGAGGTCAAACCCCTAAGAGTGTTAAAGAGAGGCTTGGGTTAGGCGAAGAGTTTGTTTATGATGTTGATGAGGCAATTACAAGCCCAGATTCTGATTCTGCAAAAGTATTTAATGCAGTTGTTGATGAAGCGGTAAGTAAGAAGCTTAGTAAACATCAGAAAGAACAGGAAGTCGTAACCCAAAGGAGAACTGAGGAAGCACAATTTATAGATAAGCATAATCTTTCAAAAGAAGACTATGCTGATGTAGTTGCTTTCGCTAAAGATAAAACCTTGACGCTGGATGATATTCTTTATTTAAAGACAAGGCAGGACAGAGAGAAACAGGTTGCTGGTGCAGCTAGAGAAGAAATGCTTAGTCAAATGAAGAATGTTAGACAAAAACCAGCCTCATTATCTTCTACTGGCAGTAGACCAACTGTGAATAAAACACAGGAAGATAATTTATTTGACGCTATTTTAGGGCTTGACAGTGAGTTAGATAACGCATTTGGTTAATAGCTGATTTTTTTCAGCCGTTTCCAGATGCTAAATTCCTAAAATAAGGAGAAGACAAAATGGCTGATTTATTTAGTCTTGAGTCAACTGCTGATATTGGGGCTGGTGCTGCTGGTGCGAGATTAGGCACATCCCTTGATACAGGTGTTCTTCGTAGAAAGTACAATTTTGGGGATAGGGTATCTGAGCTAGCAATAGCACAAGACCCTTTCTTTAGATTTGTATCAAAATTAGCGAAGAGATCAACAGACGACCCAGAGTTTAAATTCACCGAAAGACGTCCTTCTTTTCACAAGCGGTATTCATATATTGTAGCTCATCACGCAGCATCTTCTGGACAGCATAGTGCTGTTGATACTGAAGCGACTGCAGCGGCTGGTTTGTTAAATGCCACAGATGAACTATGGTTACTTATGGGTACTGATTATGATTACAGAGGGAATATTGGCAATAGGTATGGACAAACATCCAACGATGAAGTAAAAGTTGGTGACAATTACACTATGCCTAAGTTCTTTCTTCCAGACCAGATAGTAAAATTAAATCTTGGTGCTGATGGTGTCCCTGGGACACAAACAGAGTATTGCCTTGCAAAGGTAATAGAAATTGGGAATACAGTTGGAACTGATGAATATCAGAATATTAAAGTAAGAGTAGTTAGAGAACCTGCAAGCGTTGGTTCTAATCTTGACTTTTGTTCTTATTCAACTGCTTCATTATCATTGGATAATGTATCAATTGCTGGT